TACACTAATAATTTTGGCATCAGGATTGCGAGCAAGTGCAATCTTTCTCGCATGTTGATAGTCACGGCAGATCACTTCTTCATAGAAGACTTGACCTGCAACATAGAGTTGTACTTTACATTTCATAGTTACCTCCGAATGACACTGATGGCAGGATCACCCTTTTCAAAGACAGTATCAACTACTGCCTGTACGCTCTTAGAAGTGCTGATACCCACTTTATCATAGACTGGCACACAAACCAGTCCAAACGTCTTCTCAGCGCCTCCTAGACGTATTACACGACCAATAGACTGAGAGATACCAACAAAGTCCATGTTACGCATGAACAACACTGCTTCCAGACCACTGACGTTGATGCCTTCAGACAGAATAGAGTGGTGAAGAACAACAAACTTCTTGCTGGAATCCTTACCCCAGGCGTTCAGAGTCTCAAAGAACTCCTCACGATCAACTTTGCGACCGTCAATGATAGCACCAGTCTTGGAGGTGATATACATCCAAGAATAGTCACGCTTCTCCAGTTGAAGACAGAAGTCGGACTGAGAGACAAGTTTGACAATCTGCTTGGTAGAACGAGCACAGATCAGAACCTTTTTGACTTCCTGGTCATCAATCGTGTCCAGGAGATTCTGACTGTCACGATCAGCGATCATCTGCTTGTCCTGTACCATATCCAGTTGCTTCACAACAACCTTTGGTGGGAGAATGTATCCACCCTCAACCAACTCAGGGGCAGAGACTTTGCAGATTACCTGACCATAGACAGAACCATCATTCATGCCAGGTTTGAAGATGGTGGCAGAATGTTTTGGTGTTGCAGTAAAGAAGAAGCAACGATCTGCCTCATGACTGAAGTGCTCAGTCGCAGGAAAGAAGTTACGCTTCACACTGTTGTGTGCCTCATCAAAGTAGATAGTATCAATCTTGATACCAGACTCTACAACACGATGCAAAGAGTTGTAGGTGGTGAAGATGATCTTGTTACGCTTGTAGCATTGCACTGCCCAGTCGTAAATGTGTGCTGATTTAGTAGTGGACTCGTGATGAGTTTCTCCACTGTGAACGTGAAGAACACGCACCATCGGATCAACAATGTGCTCAAGGAACTCAGAGGAGAGTTGCTCAGCGAGCAAGATGCGGGGAGCAACAACCACATGAGTCTGACGCTCAAACAGATCAAAATGAATCTGTGTGTCCCGAATCATGCAAAGAGTCTTGCCCCCGCCAGTGGGAACAATAACTTGACCCTTCTGCTGATTCAGCATGGCGTCAACTGCACGTTGTTGGTGAGGACGGAGTTGAATCACAGGTTTGGTTGAACTGGAGTCATTATAGCACAAAAAAAGGGGTCTTGCGACCCCCAATCCACACATATATTACTTGCAGTGGCAATTGATATAGTCTGTAACTTCTTTCATATTGACAACGGACTTAGAAGTTGGGTTTGCGAGGTTGTAGATCGCATCCACAAAATCTTTATTATTTTTACCAAAGAAGGAGTTATCCATCAACTTCTTCTTGATCAAAAACATATTAACTACATCAGCAACTTTGACAAGATGCTGCCAGGGTTTCTTATCGGTAGAAGTAGAACCCAAATAGTTACGGAGACGCATATTGTTTACCCCAAAATAATCCTCAATGTGTTCATTGAGGTCAAAAGTCTCACCAGAATTGATCAATGCATCATCCAGAAGGGGGTGCAAACGCTTCTCAAAGTTGTAAAAACCACGGAGAAGATACGCAGACAATTCCTTAGCGGGTTTTTCCTTTTCCCAGTCAACAGAGTTGCAGAGAGTCTGAACAATACCCTTCAAGGTATCCAACTCATCATCGTTGATAGCATAGGAAACCAACTTCTTCATCTGTGCAACTTTAGTGCAAGTGAAGTGAGGGTTTGCTACTAGAGGGAAAGAGAAACCAATAGGTTGCCAGGTAAAACCAGGAATGCTCTTATAGAACTCCATCGTACTGGTAGAAAGTTCGTCACCACAAGCAACTTGGTGAGGGAGTTTTTCCCAATCTTTGGTAGTATTGATACCTTTGATTTCCTTGTAGAAAACCTTGGAAGCTTCAAGTGAACGATCAGTCTGAGAGACGGAAGATTCAAATGCAACTACACGAGACAAGATCCCAATATCTTGACCAGTAACTTGTGCAATCGCAGCAACTTGAGCAGTGGTGTGTTGTTTCTTGACAGGATTAAACTCTCCAGTTACTTCATCATAGAAGAAAACAGGAATCTCAGACTCACAGAAATCAACAGTGTGGTTATAAAGTTCAAAGTTTTCAATACAGAACTCAGGAAGAACTTGACGAACTTGACCTTGCTTATAAAAAATCTTGGAAATAGGAACTTTTACAGTATAAGTTTCCTTACGGTCAGTTTGTTTGTTGTAGTGACCATAAAACTCTGAGAGTGACATAAAGCATTTCCCGAAACCAACGGGATACTTTACCTTTGCAGAATCAATGTTATCTTGGATGATGGAGCGAAGTCCACGGAAACGAGGTTCCGAAACAAGATTCATAGCGGAGACAGAGGTCATATTTTTGACCAATGCGAAAACGTCAGTGTTAGACATAAGAAAAAACAAGTAAAAAACAAAACCTTTTAACGAGGGTTAACTCATAAAAACATTATACAGCATGATCAGTCACGGTGTCAAGGGCTAGTCTATCTCCAAGCACCCTCTTCATCAAGTTTAACGTAACCTGCTGTGGACGCTGCTTCCACCCATACCATGATGTTTTCTTTCCGTTGGAATGTGGTGGGATCTCGCCAACACAAAGATATTGATCTTTTGTGCAATCGTACACTGTTTCACCACTTTGCAACCACCAATGCTTCTCTCCTCGGTAGTCAATTGCACTCATCGGAACTAATTCGTCACTATCCATCAAATAATACAATGCCTGAGTTGCATGATAGCAGTGACCATAGTATTTGTTGGTCAGAAGATCTTCGGGATACATTAAAGACTTTCTACCCTTGATAAGATCGGGTGTCAAATTGTCACGGATAAATCCCATGACCGATTCAATTTCAGTCATGGGATAAGGTTCAAACGTCAGTGTTCTAGTTTGAAATATCTCTTTGTTTCTGTAACGATGACGTTCTACTGTTTTCAATACTGAACTCCAGGATTGTCTTCACATTTGCTGTAGAAAACCCCATTCACATAACAGGACTTTCCAGGTTCATAGTATTTTACCACATTTGGTCTAGAGTTGGGAACACAAAAGTCACCTTGACCTGTAGTAAGACCCTCTGCACATGCAGCAACTACAAAGGGTGCAAGTAATTTAAGAGTGTACATCAACACTCATCCATTTGAAGGGGTTGGGTAACCTTACGCAGTTCATAAGAACCATCACCACGATCAACCCACTCTATATTGTCACCTTCTTTAAGGTCTGCTGCTTCTAGAAGATCATCGGGGAATGTAATGAAATACTCGGTTTCCATAGTATCGCCGTTTTCTACTTCTTCAACAGGAAGAGTCCAACGTTTGCGCTCAGATGTACTGTATCCATCTACTTTGACAATCTCTTTTTGCAAGGATCCAACACGTCGCTTAGTGACTGTCTTACCACCATCAGGAGACTCATAAACCCATCCATTCTCATACTTTAGACGGGTAGGATCATTCCTAGAGACTACAGGATCTGGAGTCCATTCATATCCACCTGCCGCTTTGATTGCTTCTGCTTCAGCATCAAGTTTAGCACGTTTGGTGTAATACTCTGCCTCACGCAGATTGTACTCACGGCACTTCTCTTTGTCCTCAGCAGCATCACACATTGCGTTCATTTCTTCTTCAGTGTACTGCTTGTGCTCTTCAGGGTAATAGTTCTCTTCCCAGAAGTCATTCCAATCCCTTTGGGTAGCACTAGGAAACTTCTCACCAGTGGCAGTATAATCAAAGTCAACTTTACGATGACCCTTCAGAAGTGAAAGCAGTTCAATACTCCTATTAAGATGCTCCTTGTGATACTCTACACTATCATCCACGCACTTTAAGATAGTGTCATAGATGTCTTGTGGTGTAAGATCCTCACAGTTCAAAGCATCATGCACCCAGTTGTCAAGTTGTTCAAGAGAATACTTTTTGTAAGAAAAGTCAG